ACGCTGCAATGACCGACGCCAACGTCTCCGTCAGCTTCAGCGCCGAGGTCGGCGACTTCATCGCCGGAGTCGGCGAAGCGAAGCAGGCGCTCCAGAGCTTCTCGGCGCCCTTCGGCGAGATCAACCGGCAGCTGGCCTCGCTCGGAGACGCCTCCGCCGAGGCCTTCGGCAGCGAGCGGCTCGAACCTTACCGCGACGCGCTCGTCTCATTGCGTTCGCTCGAGCAGTCGATCGCCGACGACCGCGCCCACGCCGCCGCCGCGGCGCGTGCGGGCGACGAGGCGGCGGCGGACGACGCCACGAAGGCGGCCGAACTCGCCGTCTCCGAGGAGCTCAGGCTGCTCGCCGACGCTTTGCGGCAGAAGCTTGCGCTCTACGCCGAAGAGGCGCGGTTCCACGAGATCACGCAGGCGCAGAAGCTCGCGCTCTCGCGCGCCGCGATCGACCAGGAATATGCGCTCGAACTCGCGGCGCTCGCACGGAGGGAGGCGCTCGGCGAGCAATCGCTCGCCGCGCGGCAGCGACTCGACGACATGGCGATCGAGGCGACGCGACGACGAGACGACGAGCGCGCGTCGGTCACGCGCGCGGCCCTGGAAGCAGAGGAGCGCGACATGCAAACCTTCGCGAACTCGATCGAGCAGGCCTTTAATTCGCAGCTGCGCGGACTCGTCTCCGGAACGGAGACCTGGCGCGCCGCCTTCCGCAGCACGCTGCAGGACCTCCTGATCAAATTCATCGAATGGACCGAGGCGACCGTCGCCCATTTCGCCATCGCTGAGGGCATGAAGACCGCGGCGACGACTGCGAGCGTCGCAGCCAGGACGAGCGCGGAGGAAACGGGCGCGGCGAGCTCGATGAGCGCGCAAGCGGCGGCGGCGGTCCGCTCGATCCTGTCCTCGGCCGCGGAGGCCTTCGCCGGCGTGTTCGGCTTCCTTTCACCGCTCCTGGGGCCATTCGCCGCGGGGCCCGCGGCCGCTGCGCAGGCGACGGTCGCGGGAATGGCAAGCTCGGTCGCGTCCGCCGACATCGGAATGTGGCGGGTCCCGAGCGACATGGTGTCGATCGTGCACCATAACGAGCTCGTCATGCCGGCGGCGGAGGCGGGGGCATTTCGGGCGATGCTGTCGGCGGCCACCACAGGCGCGCCGTCAGGCGGCGCTTCGGTCGCGATCCACCCGACGACGAATTTCCATGTCTCGGCGATCGACGGCGCGAGCGTCAGCCAGTGGATGCGCAACAATTCACACGGGATGATGCGCGCAATCGATGAGGCGGTGCGCCACGGCGCCGCCCTCGGGCTTCGGCGTATCGGCCCGATGCGCGCGTGAACGCGCCATGGTTCACGCGATCGGGATCCATCTCCTGCCGGCGACCGGCGAGTGGACCTATGACACGATCCCCTATTGGGCCGAACAGTACAACTTCTTCACCGATGAACTGATCTCGCAGATAACGGAGACGAACACCTATTACGCGCCCGGCGGATCGAAGACCGACCTCGATCATGCGCTCGATCAGCTTGAGACACAGCACCCCGAATGCACGACGGTCAGCGTCGTCTGCGCGTGGTTCTTCAATAGCCAGGATCCATCGACCTGCCAAGTCTATCCCTCGACGATCTATCTTAAAGGAAAGGTCTGGGAGATTGTCTCGGGCCTCCCTGTTGCATCGCATTGGATGGTCTCCGGCCTGACCGAACAGGATTTCCCCGGCATCCCGGTCTTGCCGAGCCTGCCGAACGGCTCTTATGTCTACGGCGGCACGCCGAGCGACCCTTCGATCGTGCGCTGTATCCAGGACCTGAAGGGCCGCGGATTTCGCGTCGTCTTCTATCCCTTCCTGCTCGGCGCCGGGGTCAATTCCGGCTACCCGTGGCGCGGACGCATCACTTACGCCAATGACGTTTCGCAGGCGGCGACGAATGCAGTCGGCGACTTTCTCGGCTCGGCCGAGCCGTCTCAGTTCACTCGGGACACGACCAACCTGACGGTCGGCTATTCGGGCTATCCGTACGACTGGACGTACCGCAGGATGATCCTGCACTACGCCAATCTCTGCGTCGTCGCCGGCGGGGTCGACCTGTTCGTCCTCGGCTCGGAGCTCCGCGGGCTCGAGACGATCCGGGGCCCCAATTGGACGGCCGGCGGCACGCTCGATGCGAACGGCTATGCGGTCTGGGACTATCCCTTCGTCGCGGGGCTCATCCAACTCGCCGACGACGTGCGCAGCGTCTTCGACAAAGCCGGGTTGACCAAGGACACGACGGACTTCCACAACCTCATCACCTATTCGGCCGACTGGTCGAGCTGGATGGGGTGGCAGCACCCTGGCGAGAACGGACAATGGCCGCATCTCGACCAGCTTTGGGCGCACGACAACATCGATTTTGTCTCGTTCGACAACTACCTGCCGCTGAGCGACTGGACGACGGGCGGCGGCGGCCTCGACGTGGTCAACTGGACGGCGCCGGAGTGGACCGGCGCCTGGCCGCCGCCGAGCACGAACCTGAGCGGCCTCGGCCTCTCCGACGTGCCCTCGATCTATTCGAGCGCGTACATCAAGAGCCAGATCGAGGGCGGCCAGTACTTCGACTGGTTCTACTATTCGGGCGGCTCGGGTTCGCATGGCGCGTTTGGCCTGGACCCGCTGGGCTCCGGGCTCCAGGTCACGGTCCCGACCGGCGATCGCGCCGCGCAGCAACGCAACCCTTATTACGCCGAGCAACAGATCCTCGCGCCGAAGCAGCTCAGGTGGTGGTGGAACAATCCGCATCAGCTGATCTACGCCGGCGCCTCGGGGGCCTGGGTTCCGACCGGCCCGCAGACCGAGTGGAAGCCGCAATCGAAGTCGGTCATCACGCTCGAGTACGGCTTCTCCTCGGTCGACAAGGCGACCAATCAGCCGAACGTGTTCTTCGACGCGAAGTCGATCGAGAGCGCAACGCCGTTCTGGTCGATCTGGGACTCGGCCTACGGGCAGACGTGGCTGCCGCGGCGCGACGACACGATCGCCGCGGTCGCGCTCGAAGCGGTGTACGAATACTGGAATCTGGACGGGAACAACGCTTCCGCGGCTTCCGGCCTCGCGATGCTCAACTGGTGCTTCTGTTGCGTATGGAACTGGGACGCGCGGCCGTTCCCGACCTTTCCGATTGAGAATCAGAGCTGGGGCGACACGCAGAACTGGCAGCAGGGCGACTGGTCGAACGGGCTCCGCGTCTCCCTGCCGCCGCCGGCGCCGACCCCGCCGCCATCGCCGCCGAGCCATTTGACCTTTCCGACCATCGCGACGGTCGGCTGGTCGGTGCACATCACGCCGCGCTTCGCAACCGACATCGCACACAAGGTCTCGGGCCGGGAGGCCCGGCGTTCCCGATGGGCGAACCCGTACTTTGATCTCGAACTCACGTACGAGGTTCTGCGCGCAGCCGCGCCCCATGCCGAATTGCAGGCGGTCGCCGGCTTCTTCGCTCAGGTCGGCGGCGCGGCGGCGCCGTTCTGGTTTGCGCCGCCGAACCTCTCGGCGCTGACCGGCCAGGCGCTCGGGACCGGCGACGGATCGACGACGACCTTCGCGCTCTTGCAGACGTTCGCCCCCGGGCCAGGCCCGGCGGGCGCGACGATCCCGGTTTATGGAACGAGCGGGGTTTCGGCCGTCTATCTCAACGGCGTCATGCAGGCCTCGGGCTGGAGCGTCAGCGTCGGCTACGCGCCGGCGGTCACTTTCACGACCGCGCCGGCGAACGGCGTCGCTGTCACCGCCGATTTCGGCGTCCTGTGGCTCTGCCGCTTCGCCGAAGACGTGCAGGACTTGGAGGAGTTCATTACGATGCTGTTTGAACTCCGGACCCTCAGATTGCAGTCGGTGCGGCCATGATGGATTTTGAGACCGAAGCGAAGGCGATAGAGCGAGAGATCCTCCCGTCGACGCATTCCATCTGCGTTGAACGAATGGATAGGTGCGGCGGCTGGTGCTACTGCCGCCATGTCCGCGAGACGATTACGAGCGCGTTGCGGAAGGCCTACATAAAGGGCGCCGGCGCCGCGCTCATGTCGCTCGACGCTGTTTCAGGGACGGCGTGACCACTCCGCCCTCCTTCCCCTCCCTCGGCGGCCTCGGGTGGTCGGTGCACAAGAAGCCTTTGTTCTCCACCCTCGTCGTCTCCCATGTCTCCGGGCGCGAGGTCCGGGATGCGCTGTACGCCAACCCGATCTGGCAGTTCGAGCTCACTGTCGACGGGCTGGATTCGAGCTCGAACACCTATCCCGGCCTCGGCGCCAATTCACTGCAGACCCTCATGGGCTTCTTCCTGCAGTGCCAGGGGCAGTTCTCGACGTTCCTCTACACCGATCCGACCGACAAATCGGCCACGAACCAGACATTCGCCACCGGCGACGGGGCGACTACGACCTTCACCTTTTCCCGCGCGCTCGGCGGCTTCCTCGAACCGGTCGGATGGGTGACGAGCGTCTCGAACGTTTATCTCAGCGGGACCAATCAGTCCTCCGGGTGGTCGCTTTCGACGCCGAACAGCCTGGTGTTCACGGCGCCGCCCGCATCCGGCGCGCTGGTCTCGGCATCTTTCAACTATGCCTTCCAGTGCCGATTCGACGCCGACAACCTGGACTTCGAGGAGTTCATGCAGAACCTGTGGGAGGCGAAGAGCGTCAAGTTCAAGAGCGTAAGAACGTCGTGACCAAGGCCACCTCGCAAGACGTCGTCAACCTGCTCGCTGCGGCGCAGACCGCGCCGGACGCTCCGATCGCCTTCGCCGAGTGCTTCACCTTCATCGCGACGACCGGGACCTATTACACCTGGACGAACTTCGATCTGCCGATCGCTTACAACGGCTACACCTTCCTCGCCAACGGGCCGCTGGTCCAGGGCCTCAAGTACAAGGGCAACATCGGGCTCGAGGTCGACAAGCAGCAGATCACGATCGCCGCCCGGCCGACCGACCTCATCAATGGCGCGCCGTTCCTGATCGCGCTCCGGGACGGGGCCTTCGACGGCGCCGCCGTCTATCGCGATCGCGTTTTCATGACGGTGGCCTACGGGTCCGACTTCGACTCGGACTTCAGCTCCGATTTCGGGGCCAAGGCCTATTCAGTCGCGGGCGGCGTGCGCATGTTTCAGGGACGCGTCTCGACCGTCGACAAGGTCGGGCGAACTGAGGCGACGGTGACGGTCGCGAGCGACCTCGTGGTCCTCGATTACGACATGCCGCGCAACCTCTTCTCGCCGACCTGCGTCCATACCCGCTACGGCGCCGGCTGCGGCGTGATCCGCGGAACCTATTCGGCGAACGGGACAGCGGGGGCGGGATCGACGGCGACGCAGGTCCTGACCTCGGTCGCTGCGGCGATGCACGCGCAAGGGTCGCTGGTCTTCACCTCCGGCGCCAACGCGAACGTTCGCGCGACGGTCAAAAGCGTCGCGGTCGGTTCGGCGCTGAACCTCATGTATCCGCTGCCGTTCGCGCCGGCCGCCGGCGACGCCTTCACCGTCGCGGCTGGCTGCGATCACACGCCGGGGACCTGCGCCAACCGCTTCAACAACGTCGCGAACTTCCGCGGCTTCCCTTACGTGCCGCCGCCGCAGATGGCGGTCTAGGCGGACCTCAAAATCTCAGAACTTCGCAAATAGACAAATAGATCCTTAAATGCCTGACGAGATTGCCCAGCGCGCCGCGGTCGTGGCCGCCGCGCGCTCCTGGATCGGCACGCCCTATCACCACGCCGCCGACGTCAAGGGCAGGGACGGCGGCGTCGACTGCGCGATGCTGATCGTGCGCGTCTATTGCGATCTCGGCCTGGTCGAGCCGTTCGATCCGCGGCCCTATACCCGCGACTGGATGCTGCACCGCGACGAGGAGCGCTATCTCGGCTTCCTGCTCGCGCGCGCCAAGGCCGTCCGCGAGCCAGGCCCGGGCGACGTCGCCCTGTTCCGGGTCGGGCGCTGCTATGCACATGGCGGCATCGTATCGAACACGGGGGCCTCCTTGTCGATCGTGCACGCCTTCGCCTCGGTCGGCCGCGTCGTTGAAGACCGCCTCGAGGGCAGCGAACTCATGGCGCGAGCGAGCACGGCGAGGTTCGCGAGTTACTGGCGGACGGGGTGAGGGATGAGCTGGCTGCGCGCCAAGAACGGCAAGCCGGACTTCACCGCGCTCGACATCCAGACCTCGGCGTCGATCCTGCCGATTCCGATCGTCTACGGCAAGTCGAAGATCGGCGCCAACGTCATCTTCTATAGCGGCTTTCGCGCCAAGCCCGGCGGCCGCGGCAAGGGCGTCGGCGGCAAGGGCGGCGGCGGAAAGGGCGGCGGCGCCTCGACGGCCGCCTACACCTATTTCGCCGACGTCATCATGGCTCTCTGCGAGGGGCCGTTCACCGGCGTCGGCC